TGTCTCGCAGACAAATTTAGATGAACTAGCTTCTCCTGGTGGAGTGAAATCAAAGCTGGCACTATCATTTGCTCTTGCATCTAAAAATGTTTCTATAGTATCTGCATCTGTTTCTGATACTTCAAATGTAAGATTAAATATTTTTGGATTCTGATGTTGAGCCAATCCAAACAATATTCTATGTTCATAACCATCAGCAAAACGAACTGTTCTAGTTTTTGGTGCGGAGCTTTTTTGTTGCCCGTATGTTGGAGTAATTGAAGGGAAGGTAGCCATTAAGCAAGTAAACCTCCAGGTCTTTTCTGTTGTATTAATTCAGATTGTACTGCAACTGATATAAGACGACCAAGTTCTCTACCTTGTTGTTCATCACCTTCAACAGAAGAACCAGAGGCATCTACATTTACTACTACATTTGTTGAACCACCAAGAGCATGATTTGGTGTAATCATTCCTGATACGCCTGGGCTAAACATCTCAGGCCCACGTTCTCCAACGATATAAGATTTACCTCCTTTTACTGGTCCTCCCTCTGCTCTGAAAATCGCTCCTAAAAGACCTCCACTTGCACCTCTTGTAAAAGTTCCTGCTATATTCCCAAAAATACCTAAATTTAAAAAAGCATTTGCCATGTTGTTTAAAACATTTCTTAAGCTATCATTCAAAGATTGAGTTCCTGTAATTAAACCTTTTATTGCATTACCCATATCTTGAGCCATTATATTTTTAATATCTTCAGTTATTTGTTTTTGTTTTATTAAACCATCAATTCTTAATTTGTTATTATAAGCTATTTTAAAGGCTTCTTCATCGAATGTAGCTAATTTTTCTTTGTCATATCCCAATGTTTTTTCGGCTAAAGCAATTTCATATTCAGAACCAGATAATTTAATTAAATTTAATTTATTTTGATCTTCTAAATTTTTTGTTACAGAATTACTGCTTTCTTTGAGTTTATCTAATTTTTTTATTGCATCGTCATAATTTTTCTGGTCTTCATCTTCAAGGCTTCTCATCTCTTTAGCATTTTCTTTTAAAAACAGTTCTAAATCTTTTTTATCTTCTAATAGTTGATTTTCTCTTAATAAATCACCAATTCGCTCTTTATCTTGCTCTGAAAGAACTGCTCCTGCTGCTACTAAACTGTCTATAATATCTACTTGTTTATGACGAAGACCTATTGCTTCTGCCATTTTATGATTATCAGCAGCCTCTAGTTCAAGTTTTCTTTCTAAACCTTGAAGCTCTTTATTAAGAAGTTGCTCACCTATTTCAGCTTGTTGGTTTGCAAAATTTTGTACATTAAGTTCAAATTCCCTATCTGTTTCTTCTGCTAATATCTTTCTTCTTTTTATACCTTGTCCACCTTGACCCTTTAAACCTTTAGTTCGTCTTTTAAACTCATCTGATCTTGCAGCCTGTCTTCTAGCAACATCTCTTTGCATCATTGCAATAAGACCATTTAATACCCCACCCATATTTAATAATCCAGCAACACCAGATTGAACATTTAAAAAGAAATCTCCAAATGTTTTTGTTAGTAATTCTGTCTCAGTAGCAAAAGCACTTATTTTATTAGCACCATCTTTTCCAAGGATATTTTGAACACGATCAAATTCTTTTGAACTTTCGTTCATCGCTTTTCCTACTTCTGTTATTTTATTAGTAAAATCTGTCATCATTCTCATAACAGCAGTAGCAACGATAGATCCAGCAAAACCACCTCCAGGACTTAATGCTTCTCCAATGCCACCACCTAAACCACCAGCTATAGCTCCTTGTATTCCTCCACCAAATAGCAATGGAAAACCACCACCAATTCCTGCACTTTGTATGATTCTATTTCTTCTTTTTGTTGCTGCTATTTGATCTGCATTTGCTGTCCTTTCTTTTGCTTTAGCTAATCTAGCTTCAGCTTCTATTTCTTCTTGTGTTACTCTTATTTTTGCAGCTTTTAAAGTAATACCTTCTTTCATTCTTAGTTCTTCTACTTTTAAAGCTCGGTTTTTTATCTTTTGTTGCCTATTAAATTTATCTTCTACTTTTACAACATTTTTTACAGCCTGATTAAATTCTTTCGTTCCAATAGCAGCTTTATCAAGAGCACTTCTGGCATCTTTAACTGCTTTTGATAAATTTTCAAAATTCCTAACAACAGGCATACCTGCTGTACCTTGTTCAGCCTTTCTATTTATTTCGTTTATGTTTTTTTGTAATTGTGCTGTTTTCTTATTTACTTTGTCTAATTGCTTTGCACCTGCAACGGCTATTTTTATCGAGACATCATAATTAGCCACTGTTCAATAAAAAAATCAAAACATTTACTCTATCTTACCTCTTTCTACCTTTTATAGCACTAGTTCTTTGTGCTTGTTCTTTTTGTTTTTCATATTCCTCATATTCTATTTCCGAATAAGCAGCCCAACCTATCATTTCTTCAACAGTTAAAGTTTGGCATAATTCAGCAACAGTTTTTTTTAATTCTTTTGCTAATCCGAAAATAAATTTCCACTCTTTGTTAGCTTTTTAAATCGGCTTTAGCCTCTGATACCTCCTTATCTTGACCAGCGTTGATCATGGCTAATTGAATTTCCTGTAAAATGTTCGCTTCTACTTCTCTTCTTAAAGAAGCTTTATCTCCATCTTGAAATAATCTATCTCCGTTTTTATCTAACGCTTTGGTAATCATTAAAGCCAAAGCAAAATCATTTACATCATCTGCGTTTGATTTTTTACTTATTGATTCTCTTTCAGCAATGGTAAGTGGATGCCAATAAACACTAAAAATAATTTTTCCGTCTTTAATTACATCATGCTGATATAGTTGGCTCACACCAAAACTATTCTTTAAAAGTTCGATTGCTCTAGTCATAAAATTAATATACCTACTTTAGTATACTAAGCGTTAGCGGTAAATTGGCAAGATATTATACCAACAAAGTGACTCCTATCTTCAATATCTAAAGGAGTAGGACCATTAATATCTCTTACTCTAGGAGTACAACTAAATGTATCAACATAAGTAGAAGTATTAACAGAAGTTAAACCATCAATTACAGATTCACAAACACTAGACAATATTGATGTACCTTTTGACTTAGGAATATATACATTACATTGAATAACACCAGAATAATAATCTGAAGCTGCACCTTGATTTTGTAAAGTTGACTGTGAAAAATCAATAGTCATTAAAATATATTTTTTTGTTTTTCCAGGATTTGTAAAATGGACATTATCGTAAACCATTGAAACCGTAGGATCTGCATCATTTACTGCATCTGTAACTGCCTTTTCAAAAGCTGCTCTTGTATTTACTAAAGTCATAGTTAAAACTCTGTGTAGCTACTACCAGGAGGTGCAGAGCCAAAACCAGTTGTAGCCCCACTTTGAACAAATAGTTTACCTTTTGGTAGTCCTTTATTTGTCATTGTTTCTTTAATTAGTCTACCTAAAGAACCTTGGATAAAAGATTGAACTTTACCTCCTTCTAAAGCATAAATAGCATATTTAGCTTTATTTCCTATGTAAACTGGTCTTTTGTAATTAAATGCTCTTTTAACAGGAAAACGTGGTTTTATGACAGGATTAGTCGGAGCATTACCACTAGTCCCAGCTAAAAATGCCCCTGTAGCTTCTCTTTTTATTTCGGCCCAAGGTTTAAATTTTTCAACACGATCTGTTGCCCTTACTGGACTACTTTGTGCTTTCCAGCTAGATGCAAAAAATCCTGTATAAACTGGACTTCTTTTTTTAGTTGATAACTGTGCATGAACTTTTTTTATTAAAGTATTAAAATCTCTAGATATTTGTTTGTCTAAATCTTTTGGTAAATCACGAAGTGTTCTAGCAACCATTAGAACCTCACTAATAATGTAAACAAATAAGTCTGTCCACCTTTCCTAGTATCTATATCAACTATCTGAGCTAACCTGTTAGAACCAGCAAAATTTAATGTAATTTCATCTTCAAGATCTGGTTGATTATTTCCGATAAGATCAGGTGTAATATATATCTTTGCTTCTCTCATTTCTTGTGCTGTCTCTTCTTCTGATCTAACAAAAGATATTGGTACTTTTAAATCTGAATATGTAGTATCCACAGTAACCTGTTCTCCAGTATCTATGTTATAACTTGATACTCCTTTTTTTGTGTAAGTAATAGTGTGATCAAAAGATTCACCTAAAGTTGCAACAACACTTTTTGCAACACTTCTAAATAAACTGTCTAGTTGCCCTGCCATTATCCTCTAACTACCCTCATTTGAAAAGTACCTGCTCCACCTAGCATATATGCTCCAAGATAACTTTGTAACCAAGGATATACATCCATAATATTATTTACAGATCCTGTGCCCTGACTTTCAGTGTTGTATTTAACTTGTAAATCTCCTAATTTAACTTCAGAAAAATTACCATCTTTACCAGTTGTACCAGTTATTGCATCAGTATCATTTGCTAAAGCTCTAGCTAATTCATACTGTGCATATTTAATGTTGTTCGGAATAGTTGAACAACTTAACTCAACTCTATCTACCTGATAATTAGTTCTTGGAAACTTCAATGCCTGATCCTCATCACATCTATCTCCTTGAAATACAAAAGTATCAATCCATCTTGTAGCAGCTATCAATGATCTATTTTTTTGGTCATCTGTTTTATTTGTCCAAGTAGAAGAATCTGGTACTGTTTCAAAATAACTATTAGCTTCTGTCAATGTGACATAACTATTAGCAGTTTCACTTTTTATAGTTGCGTTTATAGTAGCTGCCACAATTTATAAAGTAATTTAGTTTTATTGTAGCGTAAAGAAAAAACCCCACCAATAATTGATGAGGTTTTTAAATGGCATGACCACTGCCAATCCAATCTTAAAATAAATTAA